CAAATGCAAATGCACCAGTAGTAGCGTCTGCTGCGCCACCCATTCTAGATGCAATGTGCCATGTTCCTTTTTCATAACAAATGAAAGCAATCATACTTCCTGTTGTGAATAAGTTAGTTGCCGCGTTTGCTGGTGTGAAAACTAATTGAGTTTCACTTGCTGCTGAAGTATCAAAAGTTACTTCCGCTGAGTTTCTTGATTCAATTACTGAACCAGTTGCCCAAACATCTGAACCTGCTGCATCAAAAGTTAATGTAGCTGTTCCACCAGTTGTGTCTTTTGCTTGTGCGTAAACTACAATAGTTCCTTGCGTTGCCGCAGGTAATGTACAAGCAGCAGCTGCTGCGCCTGTATAGTTTACTATTGATATAGTGTCTGCTGCTAGTGTTAAACTAGATGCTGTTGCTACATCTGATACCGATAAACCAGTTAAGTCAGGCATACCTGAACTCATTCTAGTTGTAATTGCTCCCGTAGTAGCATTTTTAGTTGCTACTTGGAAACCTTTTTCCGAACGTACCGGTCCGTTAAACGTTGTTGAAGCCATAATTATATCCTCCTAGTTTTCCGAACATAGTCTCTAGGCCGTCCACTATACGGGTCTATGTTCTAATTAATTGTATAGTGATAAAATTATATACTAGATTTTAGTAGAGTGCAAGAGAGCCTGTGATGTGGATTGAATTTTTCCAACGATGTAGCTTTTATTAAGTAGCTACTGAAACTTGAGGAGCTGCCTCATCTATTTTGTTTTGCAGATGCTCTTTTTTTGCTTCTGCTAACTTAATATGACTTAGAATTTCTTTAACCTGTCGGTCTATTCTAACCATATTGAGAGTATATCTACCCTCTTTAAGATGTTCCTGCTCCCACTGAAGATCTAGACCCTTCTTCTGTGTATAAAGGTCGTTCAAGTGTTGCATCATCTGTTCCATTTATAACCTCCTCATAGGTTATTCTGTGTAACGGTCCATACATTCCCGTTGTTTCCCAAACTATACTTTTTTCTCCCAGTTTGTCAACTATAGCTTGTTCTAGTGAGGCTGGGTTATCTTCTGATAAAACGCTAAATTTAGCGTGATGATCGTAGGCCCAGATATTTACTAGAAATTGTTTCATTTTTTCTTTCTATTTTATAATTGAGGCGGAACTGTGTCCGCCTCAAAAAATTATTTAGTTATTAAGCACCTTCAACGCCAAATATTCCACGATAGTCAGATACACCAAATCTGTATCTTTCTCTCGCTTTGTATCTTACGTTTCCAGTATCGAAATCACCTTCCATTGCTGTTCTGATTGGTGATCTTTCGAAATACTTCATACCATTAGGCACATCTGTGATTAGATAGAACGCGTCCGTGTCAGTTAAAAAGTTATTAACTCTGTAACCTTGTGGAACCATACCCATAGATACGATTGCGTTGATATCGTTATCAGCAGTTGAAGTTCTACCTTGAGATTTCATTAATCTCTCAGCAGTAAATTGAAGCTCAGAAGGAACGATCATTTTCACTCCTCTTGCTGCAATTTTCAAACCTCTTTCATCTGTCATTTGAGCTACGTCTATTAAAGATTGCTCTAATGAAGTTTCATTAAGGTCTGCTTGTGTTGCTAATGTGTTAGAAACAGTCCCAGCTATTGTTGGGTGGTTTGTTGCAAACAGAGAAGAACCGTCACCAGAAGTGAATGTTCCAACTGAAGGTAAACCATTGATCAATGGATCAACTGCTTTAACTTGTTTAGTATTTGCCATAGATCTAGCAAGTGCTTTTGTATATCTAGAAGCAAGTCTGTCATACAAGTTATCCTCGATCGCTTCTTCAGTGATCGCGAATGCAAGCGCAACTGTTTCCATAGTGTATCTAGCTGTGTAAGTCTCTTGAGCTGTGTCAAAAGTTACTGCAGATCCTTCTGGTTTAACTGCTGCATTTGCAAAACCTGATAACATAACTTCCTCTTCAAACGCTCTGTCTGAAGTTTCTGTTACATATATCTCAGCATGCTGATTCTCATAACGTTTATATTCCAGGCCGAATAGTGCATTCAGGCCGGGTTCTAGTTCTTTAACTAGTTGTCCTCGTGATATAGCCATTTTTTATCTCCTATTCTCCTATTATATTCCCGCTACTGCGGCTTTGTAGAAGTGCTCGTTAATTGAAACAACAAAGTTAGTATTAGCTGATGCTAAATCGTTGTTATCAATGTTTGTTGACACTCCCATTATTTTAAGTTGACCTGAAGTCGTACTTAGAGATGAATCATCTAATTCTACTTTTGAAACGTAGTTAGCTGAATCACCTGCTGTGTACGCGATGTCGGCGTTCATGAATACATCAGTCTGCGCTGAAGCAGCTGCGTTATTCGATTGAACTTCGAATCTTTCATACGGGTCATCTGCTACGAAAGCAACAATATCTGTAGCTGTGTTAGAAGCTTTCAGATTGTTTGCAAACGTAGGCTTACTTGTGTTTGCGTCGGTAAAAAATATTCCGTTCAAAGAACCGATCAATGTTTCACCAGCTGCTGCAACTCTTATAGTTCCTTGAGACGCTGCTCTCACAGGGTCTTGGAAATATATAGCTGCTGAACTAGCAGATACACTGTACTCAGATAAACCTTGATTAGCATCATTTTGACCAACTTTTCCGATCGGTCTTAGACCGAACGCTGCGTCTTTGTTTGCCATGTTATGTCCTCCTTATGAACATTTAGTTTATCTTAGTGGTTTGTGAATTCCTAATTAGGATTTCTTTGAGCCACCAAAAGTTACACGCGATTGCCTGTCGATGTCGATAGGCATGCTTGGGTGCTGTTCCTTCATAAGGTCGTTATCCATTGCTTCAACTTTTTCACTATGTTGTTTAGCATAGTAATCTTGTCTCTGCTGTGCGATCTCTTCAGGTACCCTAGCCAGCACTAGGCCGCCTACACCGATCACTCCCTTGTACTTGCCATCTTCCACAATTGGATAGTCAGAGTCAGGATATTCATCGGATCTAACTAATTCATAACCAGATCGTAATCTGCCTTGAATATTTTTAGAGTCGTTGAATCCTAAAGATTCTGCTCTTAGCCATCTGTGTCTAAAACCTGTTGGCGCAGGGGGTGCATCTAATGATGACGGGGGAGTCCAAACTTTTTTCTTTTGAGAAACTTTTTCTCTTGTTTGACTCGCACGGGATGCTCTTTTATTTTCTTCGCTCATATGCTTACGCCTCCTTCGTGATGTTTAATTGTTTCGCATATTCTTCAAGTGGCACACCTAATTTCTTAGCGATTGCTACCTGTGATGGTGTGAGCCTCACAGTTTTGCGACCTGTTTTTGTACTTCGCTTCGCTGAAGCTACTGTCTGTACAGGAGCAGTTCGATTAATTTCTCCCTTATCTGCATTATTAGCAAATTTGTGGGGAAATTCAAGTCTTATTCTTTTATCTATTTCAGAATAATACTCGTCACTTGATGGATCGTAACCTTCTGCCTCAGTCAACGTTTTATGTAGATCAAACGCCGTATAAGTCATAGCTGTATCCTTACCAAACCATGGGTTTTTCTCACTCCATGCTTCAGCTTTAGGATCAGGTGTTCCTTTTGCAGCCGTCTGTCTAGGTAAATTGACTTCAGGTTTACTTTCCGTTTTGTTTTTTTCAAACTCCGCTTGGGCAACTTTTGTTTCCTCAAGCTTAGCTTTTTTATATCCAAATTCAGATATAGCCGCTAAAGCTTCTGATTCAGCTGCAAGATCATTTGCTTCTCTTGCTGCTGCCAGTTTAGCTTGTGCCGCACTAATACCTGAAGTTATACTCTGTTCAGTTACAGCTACAAAGTCAGGTTGTAATTTAGAAAGTTTTGCATCCGTACTGTTTTTTTCTTTCAACATACGTTGTGCATAAGAAACAGCTTCATCTTTTTGACGTTCTGCTTCTCTCCATTTCTTAGTTAACTTTGCAATTCTTTTCTGAACACTGTCAGAGTATTCTTTCAATTCTGTATTGTCTTCTTTCTGATCTAACTTAACTTCTCTTTCATTTTCATGAGTCTTATCTTCAGGGACTCTCTGATCTTCTACAACAGGTCTTACTGCTGGTTCTTCTTTGACAGTTTCCTTTTCTACAATTTCTGCTTCATCTGCTTTTTCAGCGATGTCAACATCCATTGCAGGACCTGAAGTATCTAGGTCAACTGTTTTTTTCACTTCTTCAGTGTCTGGCATAGTTTTCTCCTTCTATGTTAATATTGATGAAGTATATCTTCGGGTTTTTCGATGGTTGCTAATACCTCATCGTCGTTTAGCAATCTAACTTCCCCGCCATCGATTTGTATTCGGCTACCTGCGTATCTCGCAAAGATAACCCAATCTCCTGTTTTACACCAGGGTCCTTCAGGAAATTTTTCCTTATCATAACAATGTGGACCTTGTGCAAGAACAAGACCACAAGTTGAAGCAACTTGTTGTCTCTCTAAAGTTTCTTGTCCTAAATATAAACCACCTTTAGTTTTTTCAGGTAATTTAAACGGAAGGACTAACATCCTCCAGCCAGTAGGATTTGGTAATTTTTCTGATTCTTTTGTTTTTAAACGTTCGTATGCATCAACTTCTTTTTTATGTTGATCATCGTTTTGCTTTTCGTATTTGTCCAACAACGCAGACTTAGTCTTTGGTGTTGAGTTTGATGACTGTTCCTTTTTCATCGTTTTGCTCCTTCTTATTTAGCAGGTTAGAGATATCCTGAGATATTTTATAATAGGCATGTGCCTGTCCCATCATATATTTGTATTTTTCCATATTGTCAACACTTCCCGCAATCATAGCATCGCCGATTTGTTGATAAGATTCTTTTAGTTGTTTTTGTAATCTAGTGATTATTGTTAGTTCATCCATTTAACACTTCCATCTTCTTCGTGCCTGACGGATACGAGAATTTGGATCGTTACGTGTTTTTGCTGATGATCGTTTGAGTTGTCCCAGTGATCTTGCGCAGTATGATTTTCTGCGTTTAGCAGCTTTTGATCCAGGCTTCACTTTTCCTGTCACGGCTGTTTTTAATTTAGAGCCGGGATTTAATCTTCTGTAGGCTTTGACACCGGCTCGGGTCATACCTGCTCCAGATTTTGTAGATCTGAAGTTCTTTTTATTTCTCGAAGGCATAGTGCCTTTGTTATATAATTCTCTGTTCATCTGTCCTCTAGATATCATAACTCATCTTTGTCATATCCATTAATCCACCATACATTGCTTTTTTTCTTTTTGCAAAAGTTGCAACGTTAGTTGGTTTTCCTCCAGGATTACCCGCTGCTCTTTTTCGTTTGACAGCACTCGCCTTTTGCGACTTTGACATCCGTGTGGCTTTTGCAAGTGGGACGCATTTTGGATATGATCTCTTGCTTCCCTTCTTCCTTCCGCACGGCTGATATTTCCCGTCCTTCTTCGGAGCTCCGATATCTACCCATTTCTCTGATACCCATTTTCTTAATCCGTTAGACGCCATAACTCATTTTAGTCATGTCAATTAATCCACCAGCAGAAGCTTTTTTTCTTTTATTCTTTTTTCCACCAGGAGTTACTTTACCTGAACAAACTGCAGAAGCATACATATTAGCATACGCGCTTGGGTACACTTTAAATTTTCGCTTCGCTGCGGCTTTACCTTTTGGACATAGCTTTGCCATTATATTAACCCCTTATAATATTTTTTATAAGATTTGTTTCCAACTTCAACACCCCCAAGGCTTCCAGAAATATAACTTCCATTATAATTCTTCTGTGCCTGTCTGATCATAGAGTTTCCGTCGCTTCCTTTGGAAAAATGTTTTCTTCCAATTAAAGCATCTTTAATAGCAGAAGTTTTTTGAGAAGTTTTCTTTTTCTTCTTCCCCTGCATTTGCTCTATAAGTTTTTTAATGTTGCGTTTGGACATTATCTATTGATCTTACCTTTTTTCTTCATAGCAGATCCGAACTTACCGTATGATTCATCTCTAGAAGCTTTTAATTGCTTCTTAGTTCTTTTCTTCTTGATTCTCATAGCGATAGACTCGTCTTTTCTTGCATTGTAGCCTTGTTTCTTCTTGCCTACTTTGCCGCCTTTTTTATACATAGCTCCACCTCTCATACCCATGTCTGGTGTATAAAATCCTGAAGCTTCGTCTTTTCGAGCTTTGCCGGAAATCATTTTTCCGCCGCCCATTTTTCCAACACGTCCACCAACTTTAAATCTGAATCGTGCAGGTCTTACTCCATTTTGTCTCATAGTTTCTCCTTATTATTTTTTTCCGTTCCGGAATATTTGTGTACCCTTTATACCATAAATGCTCGCCACGACAAGGATCCACAAATTGGTGAACCATGACGGGAGCTGTGAGAACATGTCAAAAAACAATTTGACTTTG